AAGTCACAGTGCCCAAAGGCTTCGGTCCTGACGGGTACGTCAAAGCCCTGTTTGGTCAACGAATTTTGGTTGACTAAAATTCGTTTTGGGCATATAATTCATGTATTGATTGATAAACAACGGAGAGAAAATGTCCGCAGTTCGCATTGTTTCTGGTTCGTATCGCAACACTCCTATCAATGATCAGGTGTTTACCTTGGTCAAAGGTTATCAGTTGGGTGCAAAAGGTGGGTATGTGACTGTGAAAAACAACGGTGCTTTCCCCGGTCGCCCCGATGAAATTCGCATTCAGGTTGACAACGAAAAGTGTGTTCAGGCTGCAAATGCAACCAAAGCTACCCAGGCAGCAGAAACTGTGGTTGAGGCAGAAGCCTCTGAGTCGGATACTCAGGCAATGGATCGTATTGCATCGCGATTCGGTGTGCTGGATGAAATGTCCCGTGCATGTATCAATGGTGACATTCGTGCTATCATCGTGTCCGGCCCCCCGGGTGTCGGCAAGTCTCACGGTGTGACCATGCAAATGGAAAAGGCATCGATGTTTGACAAGATCGGTGGCAAGCGTCCTCGCTTTGAAATTGTCAAGGGTGCAATGTCGGGCATTGGTCTGTTTGCGACTCTGTACAAATACTCGGATGCCCGCAACGTCCTGGTGTTCGATGACTGTGACGTTTGGGAAGATCAGGACGCATTGAACGTTCTGAAAGGTGCTTTGGATTCTGGCAAGACCCGTCGCATTTCTTGGAACAAGGATTCTCGCATTCTGCGCGATGAAGGTATCCCGAACACCTTCAACTTCAACGGCTCTGTGATTTTCATTACCAACTTGAACTTCAACGACCGTCGCAGCGCGAAAATCAAGGCTCACTTGGAAGCTCTCCAGTCTCGTTGCCACTATCTGGATCTGACCATCAACAGTGAGCGTGATAAGATGCTCCGCATCAAGCAAGTTCACCGCGATGCTGACGGCGGCTTGTTCGCTGAGTACGACTTCACCGACGAGCAAGCTGAAATGATTCTGGACTTCATGTGGAAGAATCATGACAAATTGCGTGAAGTGTCCTTGCGCATGGCTCTGAAAATTGCTGATCTGGTCAAGATTTCTGCAAACTGGGAATCGCTGGCTAAAGCGACTTGCATGAAGGAGTGATCCTCATGAACGAAGTAAGAAACACCGAAAGGGCACTGAAGGATCAGGCCCTTTTAGTGACTAGTTCGTTGTGCTATGTTGGAATCCACAGCTGGTCCAGGTGGGGCGACCCCAAGCCGGGCTTGGGCTGGACTGACGGCATTCGTAGGCCCAAATTATTTCAATACCGCTCCTGCTCTCACTGCAACAAAATAGCAGTGCGGGAGGTCAAAAACATCATACCCGAATAACATGAGCATTGTTCAAGCATACCGTTCTGATACCGACGGTAAGTTGTTTCTCGAAAAAGCCGACTACGTCCAGCACCTTCGCAAGCTGGCAGCAGGCCGCCGCAAGGTTCGAGTGCTGGCTCGCTTGGAACAAGATCGTGAAGCATTCTTGGATCGAATGGGGCAAGTCACTTCTATGGAAGAACTGGAACTATTTATCCGAGACAATTGGCGCTGGTTCTGGCTCAATGGCGTGAGCAGCCACCCGAGGTGGTGTCGCCGAAAGGATGCTTTGCCCGAATTTCACGAATACGTGAAAGTGTCGCTACTGAACATGACGTGGAATGAACGAGTGAGCAACGCCCACAGCTGCCCACGCGCTGGTGTTGAGAACTTCATGCGACACGTGGATCGACCCTGGCATTACCCAGGGTGGCACGGTCGCATTGAAATACGAGTTCGACCGCCGGTGCGAAAGAGCCGCGGAAAAGAATATCTGGATGACGGTTGGGGCAGTGACTACTTTAGTAAAACGCCAATTTGTACCGGCGGTGGTGGTGGTGGCGGTCGTAACGACACAGAATATGTGTCGTATGGGTATGACCTAAAGTTGTTCGCTGCGGACTTCCCAGTCATGTACCTCAAGTACCGTCAGGCACAATGGCTTGCTGAGGAAAACGCTCAACGCGCACGGGCGTGGCAAACACTGGGCGGCAATGCACTGCCCGCACCAGTTACTGAGTTGCCCCCAGACTGGGTATGCCCTGATCCACTGGGCAATAGTTAATCTCTACGCTCAAACGGGGACTTCGGTCCCCTTTTTTTTGCCTTTGTGTTTGCTTTATTGTAATCATAAGTATTACAATAGCAACATGTCACAAGTGAAACCAAAAACAAAAGAACAAGTAATTCATTTCCTACTTAGTAATTTAAGCTTAGGTAGTTACAACAAACGCTTTCTAGAAAATCTTGAAACGCAATATGTCACCGCGAATAAAGCGTTGACTACGAATCAGGCTGCATTATTGGATAAGGTCATATCTCAATACGAACGGCAGCTAAGAAAGTTAGAGGTATCTACGACTGAGTTAATCAATCTGCCGTGGAGTATTCAACCTGTGCAGAGTTTGTCCCAGTATACTGAGCCGCAGATTTTTCTAGTTGACGATGAATTAATAGTTCGCACGCCATACAAGACCTCATTCGTACAACAGTTTAAGAAGTTGACGATAGGAGCTAAGTGGGAACACAATGATAGATTTTGGAGAATGCCAGCAAGTACGTACACGTTCAAAAAAGTTTATGAGTACGTCAATAGGCATTTTTCAGTAGTCAACTATGATGACAGCCTAACTGATATGCTACAGAAGGTCACTGACCTATCTACTACAGATAATTGGCACCCTAGCTACGTTTTCAAATCTGGCAACTTCTACATAAACAACACTAACGAATATCTAGACATTGCGGTATCCTCGTTAGAATTCGATTCATCACCGGCAACTATTGCGCGACTAGTCTCATACGGGGTAAATATAGACTCAACAGTGATAGAGCATGGCAAGACGATCTATCCCGAAGACAGTCTATTATTTGCTGCAAATCGCGAAGTGTCATTAGACGTAAGCGACTCGACCGTGGTCGATAAAGTTGCATTGTTAAAGCCAGACTTAGTTGTTGTGGTTACTGGTACTGGAAAGTGGCCAAGAATCAAAAACATTGCAACTAGGCTACAAGAACAGGGCGTTAGTGTTCACGAATCAATAAGCATGGTTAACTTCAAGCTACCTGAATCGGTAGACAATGGATTCGTAGTGACTATCGAAACAGGTATTCCCTTGATTAAGAATACTGACTTGACTCCTACACATAAAATCGTTACACTACGATTCACTAACACAGAATATAAACAGAATGAAAGAATGTAAACTAATTATTAAAGACGAGGTAAACTGCAAGATAGAAGGTCTAGAGTTAGGTGATCGCAAGACGCTAATGAAGATGTTCGAATATGAAATACCCGGAGCAAGATATTTACCTAGTGTGAAGTTAGGAAGATGGAATGGTAAGGTCAGCTACTTTAGTCTAGGTGGCTCTACATACATTAACTTGTTACCTGAGATTTTACCATTACTAGATCAAGCTGGATACGATATTGATTTAGAAGACCTAAGAGACTATCAAACTACGTTCAACTTTACGCAGGTCACTGAGGATACCTTTTCACATGTATGTTGGCCCAAAGGTCACGTAATGGAAGGTAAACCTATTAAGCTACGTGACTATCAGGTTGAAGTCATAAACAACTTTTTATCTAACCCACAAAGCATTCAAGAGGTTGCGACTGGTGCTGGTAAGACTATTACAACCGCAGCACTAAGCTATAGCGTACAAGACTATGGTAGAAGTATCGTTATTGTCCCGAACAAAGATTTGGTTAGACAAACAGAAATCGACTATATCAACGCTGGATTAGATGTAGGTGTGTACTTCGGTGATCGCAAAGATATCGGCAAGACACACACTATTTGCACATGGCAAAGTCTTAACAACATGATGAAAAAGACTAAAGCACATGAAGCAGAAATCCCAATCAATGAATTCATTGAGAACGTGGTATGTGTTATCGTTGACGAAGTACACATGGCCAAGGCTGATGCATTAAAAACATTGATGACTACGGTGTTTGCCCAAGTGCCCATTCGTTGGGGATTGACAGGTACAATTCCAAAAGCAAAGTTCGAAGCACAATCATTGTTTGTAAGTCTAGGTCCTGTGATCGGTAGGCTATCAGCAAGCGAATTGCAAGACAAGGGCGTTCTTGCTCAGTGCCACGTTAACATCGTGCAATTAAAAGACGATGTAGAGTTCAGCAACTACCAAAGTGAACTAAAGTACCTAACTGAAAACAGCCAACGCTTAGACGCAATCGCTAACCTAGTCAACACGATTAAGGACAGTGGAAATACATTGATTCTAGTAGATAGAATTAGCGCTGGTAAAGAGCTACAGCGTAGGCTTAGTGACTTGTTTAGTCTACTCAAAGACGCTCCTGATGTGGCTTTTGTATCAGGGGAGACAAACCTAAAAGATCGAAAGGATGAATACGATGAAGTCAGGACCGCGACGAACAAAATTATTGTGGCGACTTATGGTGTTGCCGCTGTGGGTATTAATATTCCTCGTATTTTTAATCTGGTTTTGTTGGAACCCGGAAAAAGCTTTGTTAGAGTTATCCAAAGCATTGGACGAGGTATTAGAAAGGCTGAGGACAAGGACTTCGTCCAAATCTGGGACATAACCTCTACATGTAAGTTTGCAAAACGTCACTTGACGCAGCGAAAGACTTACTACAAGGAAGCTAACTATCCGTTTGACTTACAAAAGCTCACCTATAAATGATAAGATCAATATATGCAAATTTTAACCTTAGACAATACACCATACCATTTAGAGAACTTACCCGAAGAAGTAGATGATCTACGGTTTGCAATTTTAGACAACTCAAACCCTCAAAACGTTGACTATCATTACATTCCCTTGATATTCCTAGAAAGCTTTAATTCACCTGCATTGGTTTTGCGAATAGGTAACAAGGTAGTCAAGATGCCCGTAGATTGGCAAATACTAATCGGTGAACCTGATATCGGAGATTTAGAAACACTACCTCTAACGAGTATCAACGACAGAGGATTCAAAGCGTTTGAGTTCAATCCGTTGAAGTCATTTAGACCAAGTTTCCTTGACATTGAAATCATTGACATATATCATGACGTTACTTGGTATGCACCTCGACTAAAGAACGGGCAGTTCTTGTGTGTTCCAATCGAAGATAATGACAATCCCAGATGTGTGTATTTCGTGAAAGAAATCAGCCGTAATTGTGAAATCGTTGACTATAATCTAGCATGGTAAAAAAGACAACTCCCACTGATGAAAAACTAGAAAAGCAAGACTTTGACTTGTTCGATGCACTTGCAGCATTGGATCGAAAAGACTACACCTATCTAGATCGCCTCACAGAAGAACAACAGAAAAAGTTTGTACCTTATATGATGACTCATTGGATGAGTCAGATTAAAACGTCGGGCGGATTAGGTGCGTATTATGTTCGAAGCGTAGACTACTACGCCAATCAACACTTGTTCAATGAAGCCGTAATGAAGCACCCTAAGCTGCAATGGCTTATGCTTTGTGCCAGCAGCCCTGACATGGGCAAACAGTTTCATCAGTGGGTACCGCATTTGTCTGCAAAGACGACCTCATTGAAAGAAACCCCTAAAGAAAAAGAAATTAGAGACTACTTTCAAAAAGTCTATCCTAAAGCAAGTGAATCACACCTCTATCAGATAAGTGAAGCATTCGTTGAGGAGCACAAGAAAAAGGTTTACTTGGCAACTCAATTCCCTGAACTCAAACGTACAGATATCGAAACTCTTTCACAACTAATTACCGATGATGATATCAGTGAGTATGAAAAATCCCGAGGTAACTGAAACCTCTCACAAATGCGAGTTTTGCAACAAAACATTTGCACGAGAACGAACCCTATTAAGTCATGCATGTCAAATCAAGAATCGTTGGCTTGACAAAGACAAGCAAGGTAACCGCATCGGCTACCAAACGTTCTTGCAATTCTACAAGAAACACACTGCTGCAAAAAAGGTAAAACCCTATGAGGATTTTATTCGCAGCCCTTATTACACTGCATTCGTTAAGTTCGGTACGTATTGTGCTGAAACCAACTGTGTCAATGTAAGTCACTATGTTGAGTGGCTATTGAAAGAAAACGTCAAGCTAGATAATTGGGTAAAAGACTCGACCTACAACAAATTTCTAGTACAGTTCTTGCGTATGGAAGACCCCATGGATGCGTTGAAGCGAAGCATACAAACATTAATGGACTTGGCTGAGCAAGATGAAATTCAATACAATGACGTGTTGCGTTATGGGAACACTAACAAGATTTGTCACAACATCACTTCGGGTAAAATAAGCCCATGGATTCTGTTTCAATCGGATAGCGGTGTCCGTTTTCTAGATACTTTAACTGAGGATCATGTTAAACTAATCATTGAGTACATCGACCCTGAACAATGGGCGTTGAAATTTCACAGGTCCCCTGATAATGTAAGGGAAGTTAAATCCATTTTAAAAGAATGCGGATTGTAACATCATGAACACTAGTCATTATAGTATCCCTGAACTGATTCGTTACGTGTTGAATCAC